CTGATATAACATTCTTAGCGATAAGCTTATAAAGATTAAAGTCATCATTGAATTCCATTAAATCTTTTCCATTTTTATCAGTACACCATAACTTAAGTAATTTATAAATACTTGACTCCTCAGAGAAGTGTTCAATAATAGTAGTTGCTAGTCTTGAAAGATCAAAACTTCGGTTAGGCTTAATTTTGCAGTCTTTTAAGGTATTATTATAGGGAAAGGTATACTGTCCTTCGGCATCTCCATTTTTTTTAAATACGTCACTGAAGAAAATTTGATTTTTAACTTTAAATGTCGCTCTTCCAAAATCAATAATCTTTGTAACCTTACCATATGTAGGTAAACTAAAATACTTGTTTTTATATCTAAAATATATATACTCATCAGCGGTTTCTTTAAACATAATATTACTTGAATGAAGGTCATTATGAACAAACTCATAGTTTTTCTGTGCTACAGATAATCCAAAACATATTTGGAACAAAATAGATTTCCATTCTCTTTCGCATATATCGTATCCATTTTCAATAAGATTATCTAGAGTAGCCTCTAATTTTTCAAGACATACTAGCTGAACCGGAAATTTATTTACTGTTATGTAGTATAAATATCTTAATGAATCATCAAATGATATATCAGAATTAAAACTTTTAATTGATATATTATCTGACTCTGAATTCACATTAGAGCCAGTTTCTGATTCAGAAAACGAGTCGTGATTTGAAATTGAATCTTCAATATCTTCTCCCAATAATTCCTCTAAATTATCTATATCAATCTCATTTCTTATATGTACGTTTTTGTCGGTATCATTGTTACTTTCAGAGTCTGGATCAGTGAATTCCAAGTTATTCATTTCAGATAAATACTCACTTACCTTTTTGTTTTCTACTTGCTTAAGAAAAAATCGCTTGTCTAGACCATTTTGAAACCAATTAATTCTTTTTAATTCATTATATTCCTCCGTAATGTCAAAATCAAAACTATTAGCAATTCCAGTGAAACTACCAAAATATTCTGGAAATGTAGGACACATATGTAAATCAACTAACTTTGAACCAAGATAAGTGAAAAAGTTATCAATGTAAGCATTATTATGATAACTATTAATCTTTTTATTAGTTAAATAATTATAAATATTTGGTAGATTAGGATCACATGTCTTATAATCATTTTTCATAAATGACATCATATCTAACACGGGAAGTATTTTAATGAATATATCTTTATCGTTGGATACATTACCAGTTCTAGTGTCAAACACACTACAATTAAACATATTTTTTATATAGGAATCTTCATATTTGTTCTCCAGTTTACTATTTATACTTTGAATAAATTTAGGTGACTTTAATGTAAACCTTTGAAAGGAATCATTATTATAATAGTTAAAATAAAGAGATAAAATAGGATAGTATAACTGTAATTTTTCAATTCCTAGATTCTCTAACATATTTTCCTTAATAACATTGAATTTTTCATTTTCTAATTTTAAAATATGCATAATAATAATATTATTTTTGTCCTCTTTCTTTAAATCTACTTTGCGTCAATTATTTATTTATTTTATACAAATTATTATTATAATGAACTTGGAGTTGAAGAAGTTCGACATAACGTCAATTACATCTGATAAGGTATGTGTTTTCATTGGAAAACGTGAAACCGGTAAATCGTTTTTAGTTAAAGATTTACTCTATTATCATAGGTCAATACCCATAGGAACCGTAATATCAGGCACTGAATCAGCTAATTCATTTTATTCAAATCATATTCCTAGTCTTTTTATTCATGACGCTTATACTCCTGAAATAATTAATAATTCTTTACTGAGACAGAAAATGGTAATTAAAAAAATTAAAGAAGAACAGTCTAGGTATAATGAATGTAATATTGACCCACGTTCATTTTTAATACTTGATGATTGTTTATATGATAACAGTTGGATTAAAGATGAAAATGTCCGCTGCCTATTTATGAATGGTAGGCATTATAAGATGCTTTTTATTATTACAATGCAGTATGCTCTAGGAATTCCACCTAATCTTAGAACAAATATTGATTATATTTTCATCCTAAGAGAAAACATTGTATCAAATAGAAAAAGGCTTTGGGAACATTATGCTGGTATGTTTCCTACATTTGAAATGTTTAATCAGGTAATGAATCAATGTACCGAAAATTATGAATGCTTAGTAATTCACAATAATGCTAAATCAAATAAATTAGAGGACCAAGTATTTTGGTATAAGGCCAGTGCCCATGATGATTTTAGAATAGGTGCACCAGATTTCTGGAGACATCATAATAATCTTTACTCAGGAAATACCCAGGATGAAGACAAGTATAATGGTGATTTACTTTATAAAAGAAATAAAGGACCCACCATTAATGTTAAAAAGGGATTTTAGACTAGCTGCGAACTATAATAATCAAGGGATCTTCTCTCTGATAATACACCCGGTGATTCAAATAAATCGTTAAATTTCTTTGAAATATCAGTAGAACTGATTTCTTCAAATACACTTCTAGGGACGAATCTATATTCAACTATTTTTTTACTTTTAATTGAATTTAGTTTAAGGTCTAAATATCCAACTGTTATAAAAACCACAGAAATGACAAAAAGTAAAACTGTAAGTTCTTTCATACTACTAATATAATTTAATGTTTTTTTTCTAGACCGAATACAAATCATTATTAAAACTGCTATAAAATATGTCAGCGGTTTCTTCAATTGAATCCTGATTAAACTGGTCCTCTACAGAATAAGGTATTTTACGGTATTTAACTACTTTGTTTTCACTTTTACTATTAAATTTGTTATACTTATACTGTGTTATTAATTTAACTATTATAACTACTAGTAAAACTAATCCTAATAACATCTAAAATAAAGATAGAATAAAAAATAGAGATGATTGTGTAAATATTATTTTTAGATTTCCTTTGTTTCTGGGTTACTTGGTGGGGCATCGGCCTCCACGGCTTCAGGAGCTTCGGAAAACTTAGACTTCAACCAGGGGTCTTCTTCCTGAATATTATCATTTACTTCGCTTGTAGTATTTGTTTGAACTGGATTTCCTGAACTATCTGTTGCTCCACCTTCTACAGAAGGAGCGGGAGCGTCGCCATCAGTTACTTCTACACTAGTATTCATTGCCTCCTGTTCTTCCTTGTTTTTCTTTTCAGCCTCCATACGTTCTCTCATTGCAGCCTGTGTCTTTTCCCGCTTTTGTTCTTCATAGAACATATCCTTTCTTACTTCGTTTTCCTTGTACTCTTTCATTAGTGTATTAAGTTCTTCTTCCAGATATTCTTCGTTCTGAACCTTATCAGCACAAGGATCCCATGGTAGCCAGTAGCCCATCTGTCCTACAAATACGTGGAATGAACGGTCGCGTTTCTGAAGCATTTTTGCTTTACGCTCTGCTTCTCCGTGGGTATCAAATACACCACGAATCTTAACACCTCTTACATTGGTTTTAAAATTTGAATGTTCGTTAACCTGTCTTTCTAATTCTTCTGAATACTTGTACTTAAAATCATCAAATTTATCCTTGAACTGGTTGTATTGATACTTAAGGTGATAATTGAGTTTGTTCTTTAGTTCCTTTGTAATCTTGTTATTGTAGTCTTCCCCCGCATTCTTTACTGCTTCATCAATGCTGTCTTCAAATTCTTTACAAACTTGAAGCATATACTTATTGAATCTAAACAGCTCAGCCTGAACTATTGTGTCTTCAGGTGAAACAAATGACATACAGACATAATTCTGTCCAGGAATGCGGTCATCAATTTCAAGATAATCTTCTTGCTCGCAGGGGATTGTAGTTTTTGACATTTTTTTATTAATAAGAAAGTATATTTATAATTCTTTAAATAATTTAACTAAAAAAAAATTATTTATATATAGTATAATGATTAACCACCGCGAAGTAATAAGAAGACTAGTAAAATACTTTATTGTATTACTAACCGTATCATATGCCGCAGTTTCAATACCAGTAAGAAAAACTATCAAATCACTTGAAGGATTTTACATTGGATTTGTAGCAGTAACCATTTTCGCTGTAATTGATATGGTATCACCTACTATATGCATTAAGCATTAAGTATTAATATTAAATAATTTTATTATTTTCATTCTTCATTCTTCGTCAGAATCGTCTATATTATCTAGATTATTAGTAAACTTACTTGTTCCAAACTTTCTTTTAAATTTTTTGCTTTTCTCAAAAAGAATCTTATCTTTTGTGTCTGGGTGAATAAATATACTTACTACATTGTAGCATGCCTTAAAGAAAACGGGAATATTTACAAGGATTACTTTCTCCATATTATCAGGAAATCTTTCGTTAAAATAAGGAATAGCATTCTTAAAAAAACCATAGTCTACATGTTTTATTAAAAATCCACTTAAATCAGCTAATATAGTTACAGTATCTTTGTTGAAATTCTCTTTTGCATAAGATATACATTTTACCATTAATTTATCTACATAAGCATAGAACTCCTGATAATTTTTTTGTTTTTTAAATTCTCTAGCTAAAACATTAATAGCAACACATTTATGTTCTTTATTAACTGAAATTTTTAAAAAATCCTTATAATTTATCTTATTCTTTTCTATAACAATTTCCGTTGCGTTTTCCATATAGATATAACTTTATAAAAAAAATAAAAATTAAACACTCGGTATAAACTGCCATTTTAAATATTCGCATATCTGTTTCCAAATCTGATCCTGCTGGTGAAGTTTTTCTCTACTTTTTAATAACATAAAACATGGTATAAATTCATCCAACTCTAGTAATTCAACAAATTTATGTAGCACATACGAGTAGGAAAGAAAGTTTTTTCTTGTTTTTGGACAAAATTTGTGAAATGGTATTTGAATTTCCTTAAACATTCTACGTAATTCTTCTTCTGTTTCTCTATTAATCGTAGGTGGAGGTTCGCCATTTAATCTATTAATTATATGAGGGACGTGTTCATAATATTTATTTTTCTTAAGCTTCTTTAGTATTTCCCTAAGTTTAATTGGTGAGAGAAGCTTCATATCCGTAACTCTTTCCTTCTTTAATTCCAAAAGTATTTGGTCATAAACTTCCTGGGGAATATCGGTTGATTCTTTAGCCTGAAATTGGGCCAACCACTCATTAAAGTGGTTTATTCTTTTATAAGCAAAGTATGAAACTTCTCTAGGTGGTTCCTTATATGAAGGCTTATCTGAATCTATTAAAATAAATATTTCATCGCCACATATTGGACATATCATTTTACCTTCAGACATATAAAGTGTTCTTTCTTGGTTGCACATTGGACATATCTCTATATTAACATCACTTTCAACATTTAGTTTCTCAGTATTTTCCTGAGTCTTAAATAAATATGACTCATACATTTTAGCCTTTGACATATAATTTGCGTCAGGAGGACTGGATGATATTTCGGTTTCTACTCCAGTAGATGCCGATGTAGAATTTTTTAAAGGAGACTGTTTTTTAGGATCCCCTTTTCCACTAAAATAATCCATTACTGATTTTGTTTGTCCTACCTTAGGCTTTTTCTTAAAATCATTAACTTTTTTATTTTTTGCCTGAATATTACTCTGTGAATAATTAAACAATATCCGTCCAGTATCTAGAAAATAATTGGTTTCTTCTACATTATGCTCTACAGTATTTATATCATTTTCCAGTAATTTAATATTATCTACAATATCTAGTTTCTCTTCTAATTCTTCTGGTGTTAGTTCACTATTTGATTTAGTAAAATTCGCTAATTTTCTATTTAATTCCTGAACCTTTATTTTTTTATCTTCTAAATCTTGCTTTTTTTGGTTAAAGTAATCACACTTCTGGTTATGCTTGGCCTGAAGTGTAACTCTATTATCAACTGGAGACTTTTTTTTGACTCTAGTCTTGAAAGACATCCTTAAATACAGAATATTCTAAATATATTTTTATTTCTTTAAGTATTATTACTTTAACTTAAAGATTTAATTCTTAATTTTAAATATTAGTCTATTTTATATTATGGGAGGAGGACTTATACAATTAGTAGCATATGGAGCCCAGGATATGTATTTAACTGGCAATCCCCAAATCACATTTTTTAAAGTTGTATATAGAAGACACACCAATTTTGCTATTGAATCCATAAAACAATTATTTACTGGAACCCAGGATTTTGATAACACAATTCATTGTACAATTTCTAGAAGTGGTGACCTTTTATACAGAATGTATTTACAAACAAAACTACCATCTGTTAATATTAGTTCTGGATTAACCACCGGCACCGAATATAGAGCATTTAGATGGCTTAACTGGGTAGGTCATGTGTTAGTAGACGAAGTTGAATTGTCTATTGGAGGTCAACAAATTGATAAACAAACTGGAGAATGGATGCATTTATGGAATGAATTAACACAAACAGAAGAACATGCGGCTGCCTATGCCGAAATGGTAGGAAATGTTCCTAGATTAACACAAATTCAAAGTTCAAATAGTTCAAGTGCTACATGCGCAACTGATGAATACACACTTTATGTACCACTTCAATTTTGGTTCTGTCGTCACGCTGGTTTAGCTTTACCTATTATTAGTCTTCAATTTTCTGATGTCAAAGTTGCTATTAAATTAAGAAAGTTGAGTGAATGTATTTGGGCTACAAAGCAGAACACAAGCACAGATTATCAAAGTAAAACAGGTGTAGACGCTCTCGCTTCTACACCCTCACTAACAGATACATATTTATATGTAGACTACATTTTCTTAGATACTGCTGAAAGACGTAGATTCGCCCAGGTTCAGCACGAATATTTAATTGAACAAACCCACCAAAGTAAATCATTTAATATTCCTAGTGGTGATACTACACCAAACGTTACATTTAACTTTAATCATCCAGTAAAGGAATTAGTATGGGTAGTTCAGCCTGAAACATTTACAACTAATGCTTTTACGCAGCCAAGAGGTGGCCATCAATGGTTCAACTACACCGATTACTGGGATTACTCGGGATTTTCAGGAACACCAAGTGGATACTATGGTAACGGTATGAAGGGTGGGAGAAACACTAATAATATGTTTGATGGATTTCCTACTGTAAAGGTAGCGGGCGCATTAAATAACAACAATGCTTGGGTAACTACAACAGCTTCATCAACAGCTGCCAATTCTGGTTACGATAATGTTTCAAATTATACTGAGGCCAGCGGGGTTAATCTTTACGCAAATAGAACTATAGAGCACTTATTAGGCCCTAATCTAGCTACACCAAACACCGGTAATGCGGTGGGTCTTTGGTCTGCCACTGGTAATGACTTAAATATACTTCATGGGGGTAAAAATCCAGTATCAAATGGAAAAATACAGTTAAATGGTAATGATCGGTTTGGAGTAAGAGATGGATTCTACTTTAATGTAGTTCAACCGTATCAACACCATACATCTGCCCCTGCACACGGTATTAACGTATACTCATTCTCACTTAAACCAGAAGATTATCAGCCAAGTGGTACCTGTAATTTCTCACGTATTGATTCAGCGCAGATGGTTTTAACCTTAACAAGTAATGCTACATCAGGAACAAACGCACGATTCCG